GTTGAAGTCCTCAGCAAATACGAGGGTCTCGACACAGGAATCGACACGGCAGCAGTTGCGCTCACCGGCTTCATCGCCGCTGAGGAGCAGTGCAAAGCAACGAACGAACGTTTAACCGACTACGCTAGCCCTGAGTGGGCGCGTTGGGCGCCGATAATTTCATCGGCACAACGAAAAATACAGCGTGTTATTGGTGACCGTCCGCGAATGGCAGCATTGCTGGATCGCTTCAAGTGGGGTAAAGGCGCTACTTTCTCGCTTCCGAGCGGGGAGGTACGCGCAGATTTAAAGCTTCTTGAGAAGCGAATCAGCGTCACCCCTCAGGCTTTGCCGTACCTACGTGCGGCAATGGCGACCGACTATGCGTGGTTGAAATCACGCGGCGTCGACGCCTCGGGACCGGTTTCCCTTCTCGCCCGAAAAGAGCACGATTTCGATATCGTGCGCGGGAGTCGAGGGATAACAGTTCCGAAAAATGCGAAGACTGACAGATTTATCGCCGCTGAGCCAAGTGGGAATATATTCCTACAACTCGGTGTCGGTTCTTTATTACGTCAGTGCCTGCTTCGCGCCGGTGTCAATCTTGATGATCAACGTGAGAATCAGGATCTTGCCAGAGTGGCCCTCGATCACGGTCTAGCGACTGTCGATCTTAAGGCTGCCTCCGACACCATTGCATGGGAGTTAGTATGGCTACTGCTCCCGCTGCGTTGGGCCGAATGCCTCACGGCACTTAGGTCCCCTGAAATGCTTCTTGATGCGACTTGGCGCCCCTTGGAGAAATTCTCCAGTATGGGCAACGGGTTTACTTTTGAGCTTGAGAGTCTCCTCTTCTGGTCTTTACTGACTAGTCTGGTTGATTCGAAACAGGAATACGCAGGCATCACCTCTGTGTATGGCGATGACATTATCTGTCCCTCTGTAGCGGTGCCCGAGTTGGTGGAGCTCTTTCGTTTCGTCGGTTTTACGACTAACAAGAAGAAAACTCACTATACCGGCCTTTTCCGTGAATCTTGCGGAAAGCACTACTTTGGAGGAAAAGATGTTACTCCCGTATATCAGAAAGAAATACCCAGCTGGAAGTCGACGAAAAAGTACGGGCCTACGGAGACGCGCGATTTTTGCGCGCTTTATCGGGCTCGTAATCGTCTTTTCTACCACGCT